CCCCGGCGGCCTCTACGCGCAGGGCTTCGCGCATCTCCCCGCCGAGCTATTTACGCTCGTCGAAGTCCTCCCCATGTCCGAAGTCCTGCCACTACTCCCGCAACCCGAAGAAATCTAAACCCACCACCAACCCATGCTCGAACAAGTCTCCACCTCCGTAAAGTTCCTGGCTTTTTTTACAGCCAGCAAAACCGGCAAGACCGGCCTCACCGTCACCATCGACATCTACAATCCAAGCGGCACCCAGATCGTGACCGCAGGCAGCGCCACCGCCCTCGGCGGCGGGTTGTATGCCTACACGCTCTCAACCGACAATTCCTCGGAGGGTGAATACGCCGCCATCTTCAAAACCACCGACTCCACCGTGGACGCCCAGCACATCCCAAGCCTCTGGGTCCTCGGCCGCGCAGGCGTGGAAAACCTCGATGCCGCCACCTCCTCCCGCCTGCCATCCAGCAGCTACACCGCCCCAGCGAACTCGGACATCTCGGCAATCAAAAGCAAGACCGACAATCTCCCAAGCGACCCCGCAGACCAAAGCCTCGTTGAGTCCGCCATCTCGGCCCTCTCGATCCCGACCGTGGTCCAGATCCGCACCGAGCTAGATTCCAACTCCGCCAAACTCGCTAACCTCGACGCCACGATCTCCAGCCGCTCGACCCTCACGACCGGCGACCTGCCGAGCGTGCCGAGCGCGGCCTCGGTAGCCACCGCCGTTCGCACAGAGCTGACCGAGATCAGTAATCTAGATGCCACGATCTCGAGCCGTTTGGCAGATGCAGACTACACAACTCCGCCGACCACCGCGCAAATCGCCACCGCAGTCGAAGGATCGCTCCTCAACGAGGCAGACGGCCAAGCCGTCCTCAACGCCCTCGTCGGCGCCATCGGTAACCAGAACCTCAGCGAAGTCTCACTCGTCGCAGCCGTCCGTGCCGACCTCGAGCGCGTCGGTGGGAAGCTCGACAGCATCCCGACTTCCTCCGCACCTAGCGCCTCCACGGTCGCCGGTGCCGTCCGCACCGAACTCAGCACCGAGCTGGCCCGAGTGGACGCAGCCGTCAGCACGCGCCTCGCCGGTTCGGCCTACACGGCGCCAGCAAACAGCGATGTCGCCGCGATCAAAGTCAAGACAGACGCCCTCAACACCGAGCGCCTCGCCAATGTGGCGACGACAGCGATTGTTGGGAATCTTTTAGCCCAGGCGAACAGCTAAGATGTCCACGGAAACCGTCCGCAACCGCCCCGGCGTGCGCCTCTCATTTGGGGAGGCCATCGCAGCGATGGCGCTCATCGCCACGATCTTTTCGATTAGCCAAGCCTGGTGGATCCTGCCCGAGAAGGTCACTCGCGTGGAGATCGAAAACGACCGCCAGGAAGCCCGCCTTCAAAAAATCGAAGCCGTCGCCGCCGACCGCGCCGAGACTCTGGCCCGCATCGACGAGCGAACTAAACGCATCGAGCAAATCCTCGCCAACCGTCCGTGATCCTTTGACACCCCCGCCAACTCGATGAAAGCACTCTTCTTTGTCCTCGATCGTCTCAGCGAAAACAGCACTTGGCGCGGACTGATCCTTGTCGCCGTCGCCCTTGGCGTGAAGCTTGAGCCCGAACTTCAAAACCAGATCATCGCCGCCGGCCTCGGCCTAGTCGGCACGATTAATATTTTCCGAAAAGGGAAATAATGAACCCCAAGCAAGTCGCCGCCGTGCTCATGATTCTCGGCTGGCTTTTCCTCGCCATGGCCTTCTTGACCAGCTGCGTGGCCGTCCCCGTGCCTCCTTTCGGTGACCGCATCGGCGAGGCTGGCACGCTCCACATCCGCGCCACCGTGCGCTTTGAGCCACGCCTCAGCGAAGGCGAAGCCGCCAACCGCGACCTCTGGAACGCCCTCGGCGAGTTCCAAAAAACCATCCCCGCACTGAAGGACAAATGATCTCGCTCCTCGCCCGCTTCTTCATGTTGCCCAAGCCCGCGCAATCCCCCGCGCCTGAGCCCGCGCCGAAGCCCGCGCCGAAGCCCGCGAAGCCAACATCAAAGCCCGCCAAAACCTCCGGCACCGTCAAGCCCGAGCCAAAGTTTTACCAACAGACCAACAAGCGCACGCCCAACATCAGCGCCGGCCGCGTCATCAAACCGACGCATGTGGTTTTGCATCACACGAGCGGAGCCTATGCCGGATCCGTCTCCTGGTGCAGCGACCCCGTCAGCAAAGTTTCGTATCACTGCATAATCGCCAGAAACGGCAAACGAACCGCCCTCGCCCTGCCGAGCCAGAGAACCTGGCACGCCGGAGTCTCCTCGTGGCAAGGCCGCAAAGACGCCAACTCATTCTCTGTCGGCATGGCATGGGAAGGCGACACCTACCAAACGCCCTTGAGCGAAGACGCCCTCCTCAGCGCCGTCGAATACCTCCTCCCCATTCTCCGCGAAAACAACATCCCCTTGGCCAACATCCTGCGCCACGCCGACATCGCCCCCGGCCGCAAAACCGACTGCTCCCCAGCCGCCCACGCCGCCCTCCTAGCGGCTCTCAATAAAGTCCTTTAGGGCAACAACGGGCAACACTCCCGTAAGTCATTGCAAAACAGACCAAAGAAAGCGACTTAAAATCCGTTGATCCGAAAGGGTCGTGCGGGTTCAAGTCCCGCCGCCGGCAGAGTGCTTTGTGACGATTTGGGCTAGGTTTTAAGCGGGTTGGCGGGCGGTTGGCTTCTTGAAACTACAGGCGGCTATTGGCGGCTACTGGAAGAAAATAGTTGAGATTTCGGGCAACACGGGCAACAAGTGGGCAACAGACCATGAGCGCCTTTATTGTCAGTCCATATCCGCAGCGACCCGGCACCCCGTGGAAGCTGACGATTCCCGAAAAAATATTTGGCAAAAGGATTCGCCGGTTTTACCGCACCGAGGCGGAGGCTTGGGCGGCGGGGCCGGGTTTGCTGGAGAAGTTGCAGAAGGGGGGGACGGATTCGCTCTCGGAGGAGCAGGCGAGGGGTATGTCTATGAAATCCGCGGTGCGGGATTACATCGCATCCAAGGTGGGCAGCTCGGAGCGGCACAGGGACAAACTGGAAAAGATTTGCGGGGAGCTTTTGGATGCTTTCCCTGGCGCGGTGGCGGCGGTCACTCCGATGCAGGCGGCTCGGGTCTTTGGAAAGATTAAGGGCGCGCCGACGACGCGGGCGGGGTGGCATCGTTACGCCTCCGGGTTCTTTCGGTGGTGCGTGGACATGGAGCTTCTGGACCGAAATCCATTTCGCCGGGTGGTTGCGCCGGAGGCGGAGTCGAAGAGGTCACTGATTTCTGCAAAGGAACTGCGGGCGATCTTAGATGCGGAGATGTCGGATGCGCTGCGCGCTTGGTTTCTTCTCGGTGCCTTTGCTGGGTTGCGGTCCATCGAGGTCCATCGAATGCGGTGGGAGGATGTCGATGCGAAGACGGGACAGATCGAGGTTCGGAGGGAGGTCTCGAAACAATCCTCGGGCCTGCCGGAACGCATCGTGGATTTCACGGAGCCGATGAAAAAGCGGAAGGATTTCTTTAAAGGGAAATCCGGCCTGATCGTGCCGGCGAAATCTCTCCGACTTTATCGGGAGCGTGAGGCGCTGATCGAGCGGCTCAACAACGAGGGCGTGGTGCCGTGGGCCATGCTGCCGGAAAATGCCCTCCGGCACTCCTTCGCTACCTACCACCTCGGCCGCTGCCAGGATGCTGGGAAGACGGCGCACCAGATGGGGCATTCTTCGACGGCGCTCGTTCTCAAGACCTACGCGGTGCCTTCGCGTAAGGCGGACTGGCGTGCTTGGTGGAGGGTTTAGGCGGTCAGGTCGATTATTTCGCCTTGCCACCCTGGAGGGAGATCGCAGTTTGGTGAGTTGACAATCCACCATCGGAGGTCACGGATTGTGGGCGCACAATATTCGCAGACGCGCCCTGGGGGAGGGGCTGTTCCTTCGATTGGTGCCTCTCATAAGCTGCCCGGTAGTGGTAGTCCCACGCGAGCCTCATGCACTTACGGATGGCTTGAGATGGAACCATGTCGGTCTGGTTCACTTCAAACTCGTAGCGGATGATTTTGGCTAAAATATCTTGGCACTCCGGGGTCAAAGAGACGCCCGGTTTTTTCACTTTTTCGCTATCTGGTTTTTTGTGCCGACCCACAACGAAAACAATGTCAGCGAATAGGTGCACCCTTGCAACCAATTATTTTATTCGGTGCACCAAAAAAATATTTTCGCCCGCAAACCTTGTCCCCATGCGGATGTCAATAGAAATCTTCGTATGGGGTAAACACCCCATTGACTTTTTTTATTGATAAAAGTGCACCGAAATAAAAAAGTGCACCGCATGACAGCGAGCAACAAAAAACAGGGAGCGTGTTTCCCGATTGATCTCTGGCAGGAGATCAAGCGGGAAGCTGAAGCAAACGACACGACACTGAGCAAAGTGATCGTTCAAGCGGTCCGCGAAATGGTGGATCGGAAAAACAAACGGAGGGCGAAGAAATGAACCTCTCCGAGACTTTCATCGACATGGACGAGGCTCGGCGCCTCTCGGGTTTTTCTTCTCGTTCCATTCGTGACTACATCAAGCGCGGCGAGTTTGCCGCTACGATGCCACGGGGCCGGTGCGGTGGTTGGCACATCGTCCGCCAATCATTTCTTGATTGGTGGGGCTACCGCAACGCATCGACGGCAAACCGCACGACGATCCCAGCACGCAAAAGGAGGGCCGCGTAATGGACTGCGAAACTCTTCTCCGATGCCTCGGCTACTCGATCGACGCGGCTTTTAAATTCGGCCCAGTCGCCATCGCGGCGGTCATCACCTGGAGGCTCGCCCGATGAAAAAGCGACTCTGGCTCGTGCAGGGGTTTAATTTTCTCCGCCTAAAAGTCGGGGACACTTTTTTGGCCTTCACCGAATCGGAAGCTCGGGAGCTTTTCCGAATCGAATACGGATGCTCTGCGAGCCGGGTGGAGGTCGTGCGATGAGCGCCACGGCCGGCCTTCTCTTGGCGCTGGTGACGCTTGGCAGTTGCTACGCCTCTTACTGCCTCGGGCAACGGGACATCCTCAACCGGCTCCGCAAATTGCGCGAGAAAGAAGACCGCTGGGCTGAGTGGGACGCCCAAAACCTAGAGGATTTCGATGACTAGGTGTGCTGTCTGCCAACACGAAGCCGAGCAGGTGGATAACGACCTCGGGCCGGTCTGCTCCGAATGCTTCACGCACTGCGAATGGGCAACCCTCGAACTGCTTTGGCAAGCGGCCGCCGTGAGTCCGTCACGAGAATGATTTTGCCTCGCTAGTCCCCAAGGGGGACGCAGGGGCCAAGGGGGGCTGCGCGATCCCAAAAAACGCAGACCAAACAACAAACCAAAAAAAAGAGTGATGAAAATAATTAAAGGCAAACAACAGCGGCCACAGCGGGTGGTCATTTACGGGGTCGAAAGCGTCGGCAAGACGACTTTCGCCAGCAAGTTCCCTTCTCCCTTGTTCCTCGACATCGAGGGCGGCAGCAACCACCTCGCCGTGGACCGCGTCGCAGTCTCGACTTGGAAAGAACTCGGCGAGTGCATCACCGAAGCCAGCCGGACGGATTACGAGACGGTGGTTATCGACTCGGCAGACTGGGCGGAGCGGTTGGCGGTTGAAGACCTCCTCGCTACGAACAAGAAGCAGAGCGTCGAGGATTTCGGATTTGGTAAGGGCTGGGTCATGACGGCGGAGAAGGTCAGCCGGTTTTTGACCGCTCTCGATATGCTCATCGATGCCGGCAAGCATGTGGTTGTCCTGGCGCACTCCAAGGTGCAGCGCACCGAACCGCCGGACATCCTCGCCGCGTATGACCGTTACGAGTTGAAGCTGTCGAAGCAGTCCTCGCCGCTGGTCAAAGAATGGGCTGACGAGCTTTGGTTTTTCAGGTTCAAAACCAAGGCCGTTTCGCAGGAGAACGGCAAGGCCAAGGGCATCGGGGGCAAGGAGCGCATCATCTTGACTACCCACTCGGCGGCTTACGACGCGAAGACCCGCTCGGGCTTGGCCGAGGAGTTGCCTATGGAATGGGAATCGGTCGCGCATGTGTTCGGGAAACCTGCACCCAAAACCTCGGCGCCTGCCGTGGAGATCCTCGGTGCCGAGACGATGGCGGCCATGGAGTTGCTGGAAGCCAACGAGGACGCGGTGAACGCCTTCCTAACCGGCAACGGATCCATCCAAGAGGGCGAGACCTGGCGCAATGCCTCGCCGAAGTTGCTGGCACAAATCAAATCCCGCCCGCAGGCGCTCATCGCCAAGGCGACCGCACAAATGGAGGTGGCAGCGTGATCAAGGAAATCTCCCCTTCAATAACAGACAAGTTGGAGGAATGCGCACTCTTTACGGGTGCGCCGGGGTCCAGTCCGGCGGCGGAGCGTGGCACGCTTCTGGATCGGGCGCTGCGTGAGCTTTTCCTCGATGACCCGACTACCTTCGACACGCTCAATGATGAGGACAAAATGGCCGTGGAGTGGGGCGTTGCCGAACTGCGCACCCTGTCCGGTGGCTACCATGTGGAAACCCGTGAGGAGCATCTCGGCATGGAGGTGCCGGGGCTTTCCAAACCCGGCACAGCGGATGCGGTATGTGTTCGCGCTAAGTGGGTCGCCGACTGCAAAACCGGACAAATTCGCAAATATAGAAATCAGCTTTGTTGCTATGCCCTCGCCTGTATGCACGAGCATTTCGCCGACTCGTGGACGGCTCATGTCGTTTATGTCGATCAGAGAGTTAGGCGGACTTACACCTTCACGAGGGAGCAAGCCGAGGCGACCGTTTCGGCGGTGATTGCAAACGCCAGCAGCCGGTTGGCCGAGCCGACGCCTAATGAATACTGCGGTTGGTGCGCTCATGCCAACTCGTGCCGGGCCTTGGTGCGTCAATCAACCGAGGCGCTGGC